CCAAACGATGGCCCTACGTCGCACATAAAGGTAAATGTTTCGCCTGACATGTTGGCAAAATCTACGGCCAGCCCAAGGTTATGGCGTGACGTGCCGGGTACTGCCATAGGTGCGTTGCCGGGTTTAAGGTAATAATTCTTGTTTTCGTACACTCGAGGTTTAACGCCCTCTATTGGTGCCAGTTGGTAACGCGCTAAAAACCCTTGACGCTGTAACGCAATGCTGCGGTAAGTATCACCCGCGCTAGTTGGCTTAAATTGCTTTATGCCAGCGGCGAACGCTGCAGCTCTAACCGCGTTGTATGCGTTGGCAGCCAATGGGTGCAGTTTGCCAAACGGCTTTAGGTCTACTAACAGGCTGGCGGGTAGTTCACCCGGCTTAACGTGCGCCAAGTTGGCGGGCATTACCAGTTTTTTAATCGGTGGATGCACTAGCACCGGGCTTACTCTTTAGGCCGTTAGACGCAACCAACCCGCTAAGTGTGCCAGTAAGAAAAACTAACAACGTGCTTAACAGGTCAATTAGTTGCGCGTCTGTGGGGGCCTGTTCCGTAGGCTGGTCTACAAACAGGATGCCGTATATAAATGCCATGACGGTAAACGAAAAACAGATAGCCATTAGGCGGCCAACAAAAACGATTAACCCTGCGTGCTGTTGTTCAGGTGTCTTAATCACAAGCGGCCTTTGTAAAGCATTGGTACTCGATATTCGTTTTAGAAACTGTGCAACCACTACAACCCCAAACTACTACGGCAATAAATAGCACGTACCCGATCATATAACGCCATTTCATTAACTAAGTAGTGCGGCTACTTCGTCGGCAGTAAGTCCAAGTTTGGCAATCGTGGCGGCTTTAAGCGCTTTTCGGGTGGCTTCTGCTTGCGCTATTTCAATGTATTTGGCTTCATCTTTTGCGCGTTGTGTTTGTTCGTCTGCCGTGTAGTCACGCTCTACGGTTTTGCCTGTTTGTGCGTTTACTTCTAATTTGTCAGCCATAAAACACCTAACTATTTTGGTATCCGTAAACGCGGATAATTCCTGTAAAACTTGTGCCTGCAGTACTTACTGTAAAACCGTCATAAGCGCTAGCCGTAGTATGTGCGCCTGCCAAATAGTATTGGTTTACTGGCCCTGAATTTTCCATGGCGCTTGATAAACAGTTATATTTAGTTGCTACGGTTGCTTGAGGCGAAAATATATTCATTGAGGTAATAAACGAGGTTGGATATGCGCCGTCTACAAAACCGATATTAAATTCGTCGGTACCCGACGGGTTGGCGTTTGAGGCAATAGTAGCGCCATAAGCGTTTACGCGGTTAGATGTGTAATTTGTCGTTGCGTCTGTACTGCTGGCACGCATACGAAAATTAACTGCCGAGTTCACACCTACTGAGGCCGTATATGAAATGGTCACAAAATAATTTAGGTACGTACTTGTAAAACAATTATCTATAGAAACGCTGGCTACCGCGCTAGGTGTTGCTTGCGTAATATAAGTCAAACCGCCACCAAGTGTTTGCCACGCCGCGCCGTCGTAATACTGCGTAAGGTTGCTTGCTTCAATATAAGCCATTTGGCCTTCGGCAAGTACTTTTTCACCTGTGCCACCAAACGCGGCATCACGTGTAACCGTTGTCGCGAATACGGGTATACCCGAGTTTGTTACGCTCAAATTGGCAGCGGTCAAAACCTCGCCACTTGTGTAACTCGGTACAAATGTTGTTGCGTTGGCGCCCATATGTGTACTTTATCCTAAAACTGGTTGCGGGTCTTGTATGTCTAATTTTCCGTAAATTGGGTCGTTGAGTATGAACTCGTAAACAATTACCGTAGGGGCCGTGTAGTAGGTGACTCGATGCCCGGTCACAAAATCTAGGCGATGTTCTATGCCCTCTACGCTTAATTCCTGTGCCACCTCACCGCCAGCAATGGTGTTGGTTATGGTGATCGTGTCGCCAATATCTATTAGGGCTAGGTTTTCGCGCTGTGCGGTAGTGAGCATTAGGTAATCGGTTTGTACCCCGGTAAACGTGGCGTCGGGTTCCCCAACTAGCAGGTAACTGGCAAGCGTTGCAGCTGCCGCGTCGTTATGTAGCAGGCTGTCACCAATGCTTACCGTTTGGATTAGGTATTTTGCTTGGCTGGCTAGATCGTCGGCAACCTCAGGGCTTGTAGCGCCTAGGTGTTGCACGCTGGCGCGGTTCACGATCTGATCGGCGTTATAGGTTATGGCCAAATTGTTGTATGGAATTTGGGTACCATCATCATGGAAATCGGCCACGCTGTTGCTAAGGGTATTGCCTACTCGAGGGTCACTATTCAGCACGCCCGCGCGCGACATAAAAATACGGCCCTGCTCGGCAGCTTGTATTTGGTCTATGTAAGCCTTTACGTTTGTACCGCCGGCAACCGTGTATGCAGCCGCACCGCCAAGGGTTTGGGTGCCAGTAGAAATGTCACGGCTTAACGCTGGGTAGGCAACCTCGGGTAAATCCAATACCGCTGTTAGCCGGGCGCTGCTCAATTCCTCGGATACGTTAAATTCGTTCATTACGGTTTGGGCTAGTAAATAGAAATCATCCGCGCAATAAACGGTAACCGTATTGTTTCCGCCCAATTCATACGAGTAGTCATAATTCACAATTTGACCAACAAATAACGGCACATAAGCGTTAGCGGTGTTGTAACGCCCAAACGAAACCCTACGCAATGGGGCAAGCGTAAACTGCCCTGCAGGGTCTACGAACGGGCTAGACGTATACAACGGGTTTAGTATCCCACCCGCCAAATTGTCATCGAGGGTAAACGTCATGGTGCCGGCGCTGAACTGATCGCCTATTTCCCTACGGCCACGATTAACGCTAATGCCTTTGCTGTATTCCATCATTGGCGCAAACTCGCTTACACCATCTAGCACGTACTCGGTGTTATTAAGCACCCCGCGCACGCTGTTATCCAAAGTAAACGCGTTGAGCATAAACCCGGTATCTATAAATAGTTCATAGTCTCCGCTGGCAACTACCGAGGTAGCCATTATGCCACCGCGATATTTGCCGGGCCTGCCGCCCTGTTGTATGCGCGTATCGAGTTAATGATTACCTCGCCAGTTTGCGCGGTAGGCACAAGGCTTGACAAGTTAATAGTTATGTTGCCACCACCCGGCATACCCATATCGCCACCCACCTGCATTGGGGTAACCGAGGCAACCTGTGGGCGTGTAATTGCTTCGCTGAACCCCGCGCTAATGCCCTTAATGTCTGCCAGTTTTAGACCCTTAGCCTTAAGCCGTTTTTGTGCTTCATCAAATGCCGCCTCAACACCCTGCAAATAAGACTTGGCGTTATCCACACCAGCGCCAAACCATGCCGTGGCAGCCTGTTGGCCGATGGTTGCAGCTGCGTTATCGGCAGCCTTTACCAATTCGTTGGTTTCGTTAATAGCACCAACACCGCCCGCGATTAACTCGGCTGCAATAGCCGCGCCGCTCTCACCGCCTGCATCTAGCACGGCCTGTAATGATTGTTGGCTTAAACCCATTTCAAGCAAAGTCTTAACGTCTGCACCGTACTTAACTATCCCGGCTACCTGATCGCGCAAACCTTGCAAGAAACCCGCGCCTGTTTCGTCGCCAGCGTCTTTAGCATCAGAAAAACTAAACGCATCTTTTATGCTGTCGCTTACGTCGCTAGCAAAATCGTTAAACGCTGTTTGGGCGTTTTCTAGTTGGCTTTTAGCGTCGGCTAAAGCGGTTTCTAAATAGTTGGTTAGCGCTTCGCTAGCCTCTTTAATTTTGTTAGCCATGTCTTTAGCGGCTGTACCGGCACCGCCAAGGGCTTTAGTTGTGCCCTCGAGTTTTGGTGTTATTTCGCTTAGTTGCGGGCCAAACGGTCTAATGGTTTCTACGCTGGTTTTGGTGGCAGCCTTAAACGCTAAAAACGCACCCGCTGCAACTACAAGCCCGGCAGCAATAGCGGCAGCACCAACACCTAGGGTTAGCGCGGTGTTAGCGGCGGCAGCCGATGCAGCGAGTGACCAGTTAAGTGCGGTAGTTACTATGGTTACCGCGTTAGCAATTACTTGCGCGGCCTTAAATCCAATAAGCGCGGTAGCGATAGCGGCAATAGCGGTACCTACGGCAAGCAATGTGCCTACGTGGTCTTGCGCCCAATTACCAAAAGTAATGAGGTATGGCAGTACGGCCTCTACGGCTGGCAGGATAGCCAACCCGATTGCCTCGGCGGTTTCACTTAACGCAATACCTAACCGCTTAAATTTGCCCTCGGCTGTGTTCGCTGCAACCGCTGCAGACCCGCCAAACGTGCGCGACAATTCGCCCATGACTTCATCGAGGCTGGCACCGTCTTTAATCATTGCGTACAGTTGCGGGGATAACTGGCGCAATGCCTTAAAGTTTCCGCCATACGCTTTTGATAGCGCGTCTGAAACGCTCGCTAGGTCTGCACCTGTACCGGCTGAAACGTCAAGCGCCAAGTTAAGCGCGTCGTTAGCGGTAGCGAGGTCTTGGGTACCTAAAACAAGTGACGCCAAAGCGGGGCGTAACTGTTCATCGGCTACACCTGTAGCCATAGCCATTGCGCTAATTGAATTCTCGGTAGCGGATATTTGCGCGTCGGTAGCACCAACGACGTTTTGCAATGTTTTTGCTAATTGGGCTTGCGCGGCGCTGTCCTCGATAGCGGCTTTAACGCTGTAACCAGCGGCAGCGGTAAGGGCACCTAAGGCGGCAACGGCTGGCAGAAACGCTTTACCTGCGATAAACCCGGCACGTTCGGAATTAGTCTCAAGTTTCTTAAGTTGGGCAATGGCTTTGCTGAACCCTGAACCGTCAAGGCTGCTAATAATCGGTATGTTAATTGCCACGATGTATACCTAGTTTTCTATTGGTGCGTCGGGCAACGTCATTTACCACTAACTCTACTTTGGCTTCCACGGCCTCACGGTTATTAGTTACCGCTTTGTCAATCGCTCGAGGTTGCTCGCCTACTTCTGCGTTTAGGTTGCTAACAAACATGCTATTTGTGTTACGCCCGGCATGGTCATAGATCGCGCCAGCTGCGTTGGCCTGTTGGATAACCATTAACTGGTAGGGCTTGCTACCAAATACCACCTGCTCGGTATGGGTTATAACGCCATCGGTAGTGCGGTTGTAATTCACGTAGCGTTCCTTGCTAGCGCGCACACCAACTTTTACCTTAAAACCCTTTTGCACCTGATCGGTACGCCATTGGGTGTTACGGCCTTTAATAAGGTTGCCGCGGCGCATACCGCTAAGAGGTTCCCCGGTGCCTTTGCTGTTATCAAAATGGGCCACCATGCTGCGAGCCTCGGCCACGATCACTTCGCCAGTTGCCTGTATGTCTTTAGTAATCTGTTTCCTATAGGCAGGGTCAAAATCGTTTAACGCTTTTAATGCCTCTTGTATGCCATCTATTTGCGGAATAGCCGAGCGCGACGCCATTACTTACCGCCACGTTGCTTATTAAGTATTTCAATGGTGGCGTTCATATCGTCTAACTCGAATGATATCTCACTAGGCCAAAACCCTGTTGCCACTAAAATCTCGGCAAGCGCTCTACGCACCGTGCCGTTTAGGCTTTTGGGTCTAGTTGTTCTACCACTTCAATAGACGCCAACGATGAAATAAACGCGTCAAGTGTTGCCGGTACCGTGATACCTGCAAACCGTGTGGCCTCGTAACACAAATAGGCTAAATCCTCAACGCCTACACCCGATGCCATCTCGGATGCTTTGCGCTTAAATTTGCGTTCCCAACTAACAATGGTCATTAAGTTAGTTGTTACTTCATGTGAACTGCCGTCGTTAAACGTGGCTTTAAGTTGTAATTGCATTATGCGCCTTTTCGTGTCGGGCCGTTGCCGGCTTTAATTTAGACTTCGACTACTGAATAAACGCCACCGGTAAAGGTAACGCTCATGGTGCCTAGCGCACCCAATGCCATTGTGTATGGCAATGCTTCCAAGTATGCACCGGTAAGGGTCATGGTTGGGTTGGTTACGGTTCCCGGTGAGGTTGCCGATGGTGACCATGAAACGGTTACCTGCGTGCCTACCAATGCCTTAAGCGTTGCGTAGGTTTCCGATGCGGCAAACGATGCGTATAGGTCTAACTGGAGTGTCGAGTTCTCGAGCCCCGCCACGTATGAACGCGAGCCAGTACCAAATGCAGTGCTTTCTAAAGCCTCAATAGTGCGCGTGAATACCAAGCCCTGACATTGGTCCTGCAATGAAATTGCGGAAACGGTCACGTTTGGATTGCTGAGGTAAGTGGAAGTCGCCATTTTGTTTTAGTCCTTTGGTGTGTTCTTGTTATTAGTTTTAGCAGGTTTTGCGGTTTCGTTTGTGGATTGTTCTATAAACCCGCCCTCGACTAGCGCGGCAATGTTGATGCCGTTGGCCTCTGCACCCTCAGCGTCAAATTCTGCACCGGG